ATATTCTCTAACTTCTTTTATTATGTTTTCTTTTTGTTGTAATTTAGTTTGTAAACTTATTGTGTATTTTTCTAATTCATTTATGATTCTATAAGCATTATCTCTTTCATCCCATACTTTGCATAATTCTTTTTGGTATGCTTGATTATTTTCGTTTAGTCTTTCTATTTCCTTTTTAAGCTCTCTATTCTCTTTTTCTAATTTATAAGCTCTTGTACTTCTTGGATCTATCATATTTCCTCCATTAATTTATCAGTTTCTTTTTGTAATTCTTCTGATATTTCTTTTATATCTTTATCGTATGTTTCTAAATAGTAAGGGCATACTTTATTGCAACTACAATAGTTTAAACACTTACTATCTTCACCTTTTCTTACTTCTATTTCATATACTCCTGGATATTTAGATTCTAAATTCTTTAAGTGTTCTTCAGCTTCTTGTTTTGTATCGTGTATTTTAGTTGCTGTTTTATTTGCTTTTTTCTTCACTGCATATTTATCCCCTTTATTAAATCTTTCTTCCATACTGCACATAGGAAGTTTAAAATCTGATAATTTTTCTAATATCATTATTTTTTCAAATCTTTTTATAATCCACTCTTCAATTTCTTCAGGTGTTCCTAAATCAAATTCTATAACTTCTACTGGTAGTTTTGGATAATCTTGTTTTATTTCACTATCTTTTTTATTCCAGTCTTTAAGTATTGCTATTATTCTTCCTTTATTTTTCCATACACCTGTTTTTTTATAAAATAGGTATGCTCCCATTTGTAATTGCTTTTTCCAATGATCGTAATTACTTTTATAAATAACACTCCATACTGAAGTTGTTTTATAATCATCTATATAATCGTATATATGGTCTATTATTCCACTTAAAGTATAACCATTTTCAAAAGTGTGTTCTAAGTGATATTCTACATATTCATTTTCTTTTAGTTCTATTCCTGTTTCTAAAACATAATGTGTAACTGTTCCAAATAACATCCATATACATTCTGATACATCTTGTTCTATAATATCGTTATATCTTCTTTTAAGCATTAAAGCTCTATCAGTTTCTAACATAGAAGTTATTGAATATCTTTTATCTTTATATGAATATTCTTTTTCTACTGCTCTTTGTAGCATATCAGGTAAACCTAACTTATTTGTTATTTTCATTTTTAACCTCCTGTGGTTTCATTAAAAATACTCTTTTATTATGTTGATTTTTTATTGCTAGTGCTATAATTTCTTTTTTATCGTTATATTTTATTGCTTCTACATGAAAACTATCTCTTGTTACATATTTCCCTTTATCATTTTTTTGTATATTACAATTTTTAGCTTCTATGTATATAAATGGAGATGTGTATAATTCTCTTCCTATTCCCCAATTTACACAAGCTCTTTTGAAACTATCACTTGCTAAACCTTTTTCTTTTTCAGTGTTAGATTCCGTTCCAGTATCTTCTTTACTTATCCACTCTTTTTTTTCATCATCCCATATTGATACTTTACAATTAGCATTATCTCTTAAATATTCTTTTTTCCAATTATAAGCTCCTACTGTTTCGTCTAATATATCCATGTCAACTCTTGCGTCTTTGTATAATAGTAAACTTAAACCTTTTTCATTAATTGTTCCTACTCTACAACTAATTTCATTTTCTTTTAATGTTCTAAATTTTAGTTCTTTCATTTTATCTCTCCTTTACATAATTATAACACATTTGTTTTATTAAAGTCAACACTTATTTAACTTTTCTCTTATCCTGTATAAATCTTCTGTTTTCTTATCTTTAAATACATAATTACCACACCAGTCACATATTTGTTTATCTACCCATTTAGGCATTATTACACTATGACCACATTTACATTTTACTTTTAATTTTGAATAATATTCTGCTTGTATCTTAGCTTGTTTTATTGTTAAATTGTCCATTTTTACCTCCACTATATTTTAAATATACTTTTTCGTATGTTATCCTGTCTTTGTTATATAAATCTTCTAATTCTTCATAACTTACTTTATCTATTTTTCTTCTTAAATAATTTATTGATGAGCATTTTTCATAATGATCGTTATATTCTGAGTATTTCATAATTTTGTGACATAAGTTGCAGTCTACTAAATAATCATCTACACTTTTACCTTTTTCACTTGGATATTTAAGATATTTAGTTATGTAATGTATTTTAGGTATTTCTTGACATCTTTCACCCTTTAAGTGCTGGTCTAATTTTAAATATACATCGTCTACGTCATAAGGTTTTAATCTATCATACCACTCATTTATTACATAATCTTCCATTGAAAAACTTTGATAATTAGCTTTTATTTTTTTTAAAAAATTCACTACTTCTTGTTTAGTCATCTTCACTTAGAAACTTGTTTATAGCTTCTTCCTCCTTTTCTTGTCTAGTTTTATAAATTCTTTTAGGTTTATCAGTAAACTTTTTATCTTCTTCCTGAGCTTGTGCTAGTGTTCTAATGTTATTCTTATCCCACTCATAAAGTATTTTATCAATATAACTAATATTATAAATATTTTTTAATACAGCCTTAGTAGTAGCATATTTAAGCATTTCTAAAGGAAATTTATACTTATTCCAATTTGTAATAGTTTCATATTCAATAGGATTTAAAGTTCTTCCAAAGTTTTGTTCTATAATGCTATATATATCTACTTCTACTATACTATTCTTATCTATACTAATCTTACCTATACTATCCTTACCTGTGTATCCATCTTGTATACATTTTGTATACATCTTGTTTTTTTCTATTTCTAATTGTTTTTTTTCTTCAGTATAAATAGTTGGAGTGTATCTGTCATTTTGTATATAATTATGTATTTTCCAATGTTTAATCACTACTATTCCTGTATCAAAAGGAATAATGAATTGTTTTGTAGCTAATACTTTAAAATCGTCTTCACTACATCCTACCATTTTCATTATTTTTTTAGGGCTTGATACGAACCCGTCATCATCTGCTCTCATACATAGTTCATAATATAATAATCTGCTTGTTTGTGGCATTTCCATAAATAAATCAGTATCTATTATATCTAAACTAAACATACGTCTTTTTGCCATCTTATTTCTCCTTTGGTACTAATCTTATTGTTTCATCTTCTAAATACTCTAAATAAAATTCTCTACCATATTTGTCTATTAAGAATTTTGGTATAATAATTCTATTTTTTTCTTTATCAGCTCTTTTAAAAAATCTAAATAATACTTTCATTTTATCCCTCCTTATATTGAATATACCACAAAAGGTGGTACTTTGCAAGTAAAAAATTATATTTTTTCAATTCTGTGTTTGGAAATTTCAAAATATTTTTTATCTACTTCTATACCTATGAAATTTCTATTTGCATTTTGTTCTTTATTCATTTCCAATACTGCGACTCCAGTTGTTCCACTACCCATAAACGGGTCAATTATTAAACAATTATCAGGTAATATGCCTATTATATTTTTCATAACTTCAAGTGGCATTTGACAAGGATGTTCTGTTTTTTCTTTACTAACATTTTTTACTTGGTTTATATTCCACCAATCATAAAGTTTTGCACCTTTACAACCTCTAGCAATTCTTTCTTTAATTCTTTTATCGTTAGGGTTTTTATAAGGCTGTCTCACTTTTGACATATCAGGTTTAATATCGAAAAAAGCTATATCTCTATGTTGCTTTCCTGTATTTGAATTATATACCCAACTTATAACTTTTTCAGGGAATTTACCTATTTGAAAAGCTAATTTATATAAATTTTCAGGATAGTGTATAACTACGCTTGGTAAATCATGAAAATAAAAATCTAACATCTCATAATATTCATCTTCATCCATATTATCTTTATAACTATTGTATTTATAATTTATATTGAAAGGTGGATCACTTACTAATATAATATTTTTATCGTGATTTTCATTTATTATTTTATAAAATATATCTAAACTATTTTCATTGTATAACTTCATTATTTCCCTCCATTAAGCTTTTAATCATTTCTTCTTGATACTCTTCTAATTTTAATGTGTATTGACCATCTAATTTAGCTTTATTTTTTATTTTTGAATATGTTTTTAATATCCTCATAGCTCTTTTATATAGGTGTGATAAGGTGGAATAAACCTCGTCTTGATTAGTTCCAATGTAATATCCACCTTTATTACCAGCCTCACTACATATTATTAAATTATATTCATCTCTTATTTTTTTTATGTAATCTCTAAATGTTTTATTGTCAGTTATATTAAACTCTTTCATAATTATAGCTGATTTTACTCGTTTTTCGTATCCTAGGGCGTTGTTTATTAAATATTCGTATATTTTATTGGTTAACTCGTTTCGTTGCTCTAAAGGGCTTAAAATATCGTTTTTCATATATCCTCCTTTTTTACCATTTCTTTTAATTTTCTCATACCTGCTTTTCTCATCCTAGAAGTTCTTGTATGGCTTAATCCCATTTCTTTTGCTATTTCAGTTAAGTTCTTTTCTTTACATCCTATTCCATAATACATTTTTATTACTTTTACATATCTTTCATTTTTTATTTTATTTAATAATCTTACAACTTGTTCATATCTTAATTTTTGTATAACTTCTTTTTCAATATCTACATTATTTGGTATTACTTCATATAAATTTACATTGTCATTAAAATCATCATCTAGTGAAACTTCTCCATAAGGATTATATCTTCCTTTAGTAGTTTTGAATTTAAAACACTTCATTATCTCGTGTTTTATACAAATAGTTAAATATGTACTTTCTGCTATTCCTTTACTTTTATCATAGGTTTTAGCCCCTTTTATCAGCCCATCCATACCATAATCATAATATTCTTGAAATTCATTTTCATTTCTAGGTTTTATGTTTAATTGTTTCATAGCCATTATTATTAAACCTACATTGTTTAATACTAAATCATCCATTATCTCCTCCTAGATAATTTTATATTATTTTGTTTACAATATTCCTGACACTCTTTTTTACTGGTTGAATCAAATATTCCTATACATCCAAATGATCGTTCTCTCTCGCTATTCTTCCAAACTACCCATTTACCATTGCTTTTTTCTAAAGTATAGTAAATCATATTTCTTCCTCCACTCTTATTGGTCTATAATGTTCTTCTATATCTTGTTCTAAATCTTCTATTTTTTCTTCTGCATAAGCTCTTTCATCATCTACCTCACATAATTTGTCTAATATTTCTTCTACTGATACAAAATCTTTTAACTTAAATAAACATTTTATTTGATTATTTTCTTCTCTTATATCTATTAAAACTTTTTCCATATTATTCACTCCTATTCTTTTGGCATTTCATAAACATAAGTTGATGGTTCTTTAATATCATATTCATCAGGTTCTCTATAAATTGTACCATCACAAGTTTCTACAATTGGTTTTCCTACTTTTAATAATACCTTTTGTGGTTTTAATATATTTTGTATTTCATCTAATACTTCTAATGCTCTTTCTTTTGTTTTATATGTTCCTAATTTAACATGATAATCATTTATAAATTCACATATACAATAACCATCTATATCTCCTATTTTATCCATGAAACCATATTTACCTTTATATGCTAATCCAAGATTATGCACTACTAATAAATCCTCTTTATCTTGACTTCTAATCCATAATTCCATATTAATTCTCCTCTATAATTATTTTTTTACCTTTTGCATATACTTTTATTTGTTTATCTTCTAATTCTGCTTGTTTTACTATTTCTTTTGATATTTTTATACCATAACAATTAAGTTTTTTTTCTCCTTTTGCTGTTCTATAATAGTTTTTTGATAGTCTTGCCACTTTACCACCTCCTAACTCATCAATACTTTTATAATTAATGTCATAACATATACAATTAATATTATTTTACATAATTTCATTTAATAGCCCTCTCTTTCCATATTTTATTATGATTAGGGAATTGACTACAAATACTATTGTTGATATTAGATGTACTAATATAAACTCTCCTAAATCTTTACTATCACTCATCATAAATATAAGTGCTATAAAATTTACCCCCATTAATAAGTATGTAACCCAATTTTTTAATTTCATTTTCTTCATCCTCCTCTTGATTACAATACCATATTACCATATAGCCATATAATTGTCAATACCCTAAATTAATTTTTTTTCACTTTACAAAAAAAGAGCTGTAAAGCCCTTTATTTTACTATCCAACAATATTCTGCTATTCTATCTCGGCAGTCAAAACTATCATATACCACACCATATTTAGAACAAACTATGTGTCCTCTCATTGTTATTAATAATACATTATCTGGGTACATACCAGCTACTTCTCCAACTCTTTCAGGTAAATTATAAACTCTTGTATATCTTTCATCAAGATATTCTCTTATAAAGTCTTTATCGTCCATCATAGTTCCTTGAAGTCTTGCTACATTGCTTAAATGTTTATAAGTATCATCCCATGTATTATCAGTGGCAGTCGCTATACTTCTTATTGTGCAGTCGTTCTCGAATAATCCAAGAGCATTGTTATTATAAAATTTATACATTTTACATCATTGATTCTTGTATTGCTTCTCTTAACATTTGCTTTTGTTGAGGTGTTTCTGCATTTTCAAAAAGAACTTTAGTAAAGTCTTTATAAGCTTCTACCATATAATAAAAACTTTTATCGGTTTCTTCACTAGCTCCGTATCTTTCTCGATTTTCTTGGTATCTTCCGTATTCTCCAGCCATTCTGTCAAATTCGTCATCTCCGTAATATTTTCTATCACGTCCACGTCTACCATATGATCCAGCTCCATATTCTCCGTAATTACGTCCATAACTATCATATCCTGGTCGTCTACCTCTTCCATAATTTCCGTACATTTCTTCTTCCTCCTTTATACATTTAATTTTGTAGGCATCTTTTTTAGTTTCCATAAGTTTATTAAGATGTTCTAGGTTATTGTTTTCTCCAATACCTTGTTCCATTATTTGCTTAATAAATTTATCAGTTTCTTCTATTATTTTATCTTCCATCAGAAGTCCTCCTTTCTTTAAGGATATTTAGTATTTCTTCTTGATTTTTTATAATCTTTTGAAAATACTCATTGTCTTGCTTTTGTAACTCTTGCATTAAGTCAGTATTTTTATAATCTTGCATTAATAAAACAAGATTATATACTTGCAAAATTAAAGATGTTGCATCTAAATTGTTTCTCATCTAAATTCGACTTATACTGAATGTTGCGTTAGTAATAATTGCCTGTGTAGTTGCTATTGGTGTTGTAGGTGTAGTTGGTGTAGGCACACTTGGTACACTTTGAACTGATATGTTAGTAGTTCCACGAGGGCATACTCTTAACTTTTTATCAAAAGAAATAGTTTCATAATCATCAGCAGCTGCAATTGTTACGGCTCTTACTGTGTCAGGAATTAATACTCCATCTTGAAATAATCCAATAGCCACAACACCAGGGGTAGCCGTACTTACCGAAGCACTAAATTCTACATCATAATATCCTGTGTATCCATTACCGAATATTTTAAAATTAGGATTACCGTTTGAATAATCTAACCAACCGTTGCAATTGCAACTAGCACATCTTGTTCTGATGTCTGTTTCATCAAAAGTTACTGGGCTTGCATTACTTGGCAAAGCAAGAGGCTCATTAATTATAGTTTCAATCATAAATCATTCTCCTTTCATTTTTGCACTATTTTTTTAAAATATTGTGTATTTTTTATAAAAAAGAGTGGGGCTTGCCCACTCATTGACCATTTTCCCTTTATAGGGAATTTGGTATTTAGCAAGTTCTCGTAATCGAGCAAGTAGTAGTCTACTCTATGCTATTAAATAAATTGGCTTGTTGTGTTATATCCACAGCCACATCCGTTGTTGTTAGGGCAAGTGAATATAGGTGTGCGTCCATAAACTGGAGTGCTTGGTACTGGGCAGTTGCTTAATCTGTTATAAAGAGCGTCAACTTCATTTGCAAAACCTTGTGAAATGAAAGCATTTTGAGCTGTTTGACTAGCTCTTAAATCAGCCATTGTTAATTGTCTTTCTAAGTCACTAATTTTATCGTTTTTAGCGTCTAACTCTAATTGACATAACTTATCAAGGATAGCCTGTGTATTAGCTGTTGCATTTGTAATAATATCTCTTGTATTATTTGCATCAGCAAATCTTGTAGCATTACCCTCATTTTGAACTATGTTTTGAGTTTGACAAGTAGCTAAACGATTTTCACAGCAACATGAAGCTAAGTCAGAAGCTAAACCTGTTATTGCTCCTGTTATAGCAGTTTGGGAATTAAATGCTTGTTGCATATCTGCTATTTGTCTAGCATTTGCAGATATTTCAGCTCCAGCAAAACCACTATTTACAGCTTGAACTATATCAGCAGTTGACCCACAAATTTGTGTTGATAAGTTGTGAATTGAATCTCTTGCTCCCTCAATTTGATTACTTAGGTGTAAAGTATCAAAACCATCATTAACATTATTGTTAATTCCATTTTGACCTGTTAATAGCCAAGGAAACTCGTACATACCATTTCCTCCACCAAATCCACCAAATAATCCTCCATTACCAAGCATACCTAGTGCGACTAAACCGATTATCCATTCTCCCATTGAGCTACCCCAACCATTATTATTGCCACCACTGACATCAAAAGTTGGAATTACTCCAGTTGAATTTCCACTGTTCATAGTCTTTTTCTCCTTTCTATAAATTTATTTATATCAAACACCTATTGAGTGTTGATACCCATTTCATTTTGTATTTCATTCAATACTTCATTAGGAAAACCTAATCTTTGAGCAGTAATATAAAAATTCTGCATTTGTTGAGGTGTGTAATTTCCAGTTACTTGTTTTAATAACCCCATAGGGCTACTTTGATTTTGCTTTGCTTGTTCTAGAAACTGAAACATTTGAGGTTGATTTTGTCTTAATTGGTTCATCAATTGTTGTGTCACTTGACCTCTCACTTGTTGATTCATCATTAATCATCCCTTTCAACTTTTCGTTTTCACTCATTAATTTTTCTATTAAAATATCTTTTTCGTCTTTCGGTATTATTTCCTTAATTTCAAAAGGTCTTATTTCCCCTTTGGCATTTTTTATATACATTTGTTTATAATCATTTGTTATAAAAGCAGTATCAACTATTGTAAATTCTCTTTTTACATCTTCTATTGAATTTACATATTTAATACCATTATTTCCGTTAGGTGCTAATTGTATTGTCTGATTTATAGCTGGTTGTTGTTGATACCTATTAAGGTAATTTTCTTTTTTCTTTTTTAATAATTCCTCTTCTTTCTCAATTGTTTTTATATAATCATCATTAAAAACCTGCTGATTCATTGGAAAGTTAGGCATATAATTGTTATACATATTATCCTCCTATGTAAATATTTATTGTTGGTTCTTCTTTATTATCAGATAAAAGAAGTAAACATAATAAAGCTAATACCCAGTTGCTTTCTATATCGTTTGACAAATTAGGTGCTTCATTTTCTTGTCTATATTTTTTTAAAAGTTCTTCTATATCCATATATCCTCCTATTAAAAAAGAGAGTGATAATATACTTAATACTTTTCAAAATGTGTTTTAAACAAATCTAATAAGCGATATTATCTCCTCTCATGCTTACATTAAACCATAAAAAAAGAACTTAAAATCTTTAAGTTCTTGTCTAATTATTGTCATCTGCATATTTCCATATATAACCACCTGCTGTTTTTCTTTTCCCTCTACATACAGCAGATATACTTGAATTATCTATATTTAAAACTTTTTTTGCATCTAATATGTATTCAAAGCTATTGATATAATTACCATTTAAATCATATTGTTTTACTTTTCTTTTAAATCTCGGCTTTTCTAAGCCATTTTTATAAGCGTGTATTTGATTTTCACTATTAGTACACCACTCTAAATTACAAACTCTATTATCAGTTTTTATTCCGTTAATATGATTTATTTGTGGTTTATTTTCAGGATTAGGTATAAATGCTTGTGCTACTAATCTGTGAATTTTTTCACTTTTTAATTTCCCATCTTTATGTAAAGTATAATTAAGATAATTTTTTTTATCACGAACTAATTTTATAATAATAACTTTTTCTTTTTTTATTAGACTTTTTAATCTTCCATAATTAGATATTTGATATAAACCTTCATATCCTTTTATATCTTTCCATATTTCATTTTTTAAATTTGTTAAATCAAACCACTTTTCACTATTTACTTCTACTTGTTCAAACATATAATTCCTCCTTTAAATGCAAAAAGAGTATCATATTTCTATACACTACAAGTTTTTACGTTCAATAAGCCTTGTAATGCACAGAAATATAATACTCTAATTGCTTATTGAACACATTAATTATACCACAAAAAAAGGCAATAGTCAAATTACCTTTTTTATTTTTTTCTTAATTTTGCTTATTTCTCTACTTATTGTTGATTCACTACAATTTTCTAGCATTGCCATTTTAGTTATTGAATATTCTTCAAGCCTATAATTTATTATTCTTTCTTGCATGGAAGTAAAATGTATTTTAGATTTTATATAATCTATTTCATCATTAGTAAATTCTATTTTTAACATTAAATATACCTTTGACAAGTTTTACATCTTCTACGACCATGTTTGTCTTTTGTTGTTTGCGATTTACGGTATTTAGTTTTTGTCGTTTTTGTTTGCTTTATCTTTTGTTTCGCCATTATTTATATCTCCATTGCTACCAATAAAATTATTATTACCACTTTCATTTTCTTGTTCTACTTGTTGTGTTGTGGTTTCTTCCACAGTCCCTATGTCATTTAAAGTATAGACTAAATAACCTATCGTTACAAACCACATAACTAATATTACTAAAATAACAATAAATTGTCTTTTATTAGCTTTTTTACTATCTTGAAGCAATTCCCAAGCCAAACTTTTTTCTTCCATTTCTCTCTCTCCTTTCAAATTAAATATAATATATATTTATTTTTTAGTCAAGATTAAACTTCATATAAGAAAGTACTATATACCCAAATATCATGTCCATTAAGTGTTAATTTAGCTGAATTAGTAGGTATATCTATTTCTTTAACTTCGTAAATATTATCGTTCTTTACCCAACTCACTCCACCTACAACTACATCATCTTGACCATCAGTACTTCCACTTTGATTTACTTCTTTCCAGTCGTCAAGTGGTATCCAATGATAATCTTTAGCTTTTTCATTGTAATAAGTATTGTAAGACACTCCAGTTAGTTTAGTATTACCAAATAAGTTAGTTCCTCTTTTAAGAATATCAACTTTAAATACTCCATCAAATCTAACTTTAGAACCTTTGTGTAGAATTTGGTCTTTCTTTTCTCCTTGATCGTCAACAGGTATATTAGATAAATATTTCCAATTACCTCCCATACCATAAATAATATTAGTATTATCTACAAAATAACAATCATCTGTATCTGTTTCATTAGGAAAGCAATATATTCCATAGCTGTTCTTTTTCCAATTAGAAATATCATATTTATGTTGTGCTATTTCTATATGACAATGTACTCCTGTTGAAGTACCTCCTCCACCTGCTTTATTGCCCATGTTACCAAGTTGTTCTCCTTGTCTAACTATTTGACCTACTACTGCGTCAAAAGTTTCATCATGAGCTGTTACAAAAGTAGCATAATCTATATTACCATTTGCAAATCTAACTTTCTCTAAAGACTGCCACATACCTTGTCCGTTAGATACATCTCTCCATATTAATTTAACATCACAAGGAGCATAGTAAGGGTATCTAACTCCTGCATAAGCTCCTCTGACGTCATTCGCCATTGTTCCTCTATGAGTTCCCATATTAGAACCTTGAGTGATGTACATATCTGTAAATGGGCATAGGAAGTCTTGTATTCCTCCACGTCTACTTGTCTGACCTTTTCTCATTTTTTCATCTCCTTATTAAATTTTTGTCCTAATAAGTAAGTACTTAATACAGCTATAATAACAGCTATTGTATTTGTTATCTTATCTGCATTGTACCCCCAAATAGGTGCTATTCCAATAATTAAGGCATTGATGATAGCAAGTACATTTAAAGCATACTTAACTATCTTTTTAAATTTCTTCATAAAACCATCTCCTTTTACTTTAACCCTAATTTTGTTACTAATAAACCTAATAGAAGTGCAACAACAAAGTAGAAAATATAATCTATTAGTTTATCCCATTTCTTGCCTTTTTCTTCTGTTTTACTATCAAGCTTGTCATTTATCGTTTCTACTGATTTTTCAATATTACCAACTCTTAAATCCATTTGTTTCATAATAGCGTATGTTTCTTCTACTTTTGCAAGCCTTTTCTCATGATTCTCAAGTTGTTTATCAGTATTTTTAAATCTTTCTTCAATGTATTTTTCGTCCATATACCTTATCTCCTTTTTAATCTAGTTTCCAGTCTTTGTAATACACCACATCAAACTCTACATCTAAACCGCTTTCGTTAGTTACAGTGATATGGTTTGTGCCCTCAAATAGTTTTATCGCATTAAGTTGATTATATAATGTAGGGTAATTGCTTTCAGTTATTTCTTCTGTTGTTGGTGTGGCTAGTTGATAATATACTATTATGTTATGTGTTGATAACCAAGTTTTAAAACTTGTTACATCTGTAAAATTACTGTCATATAATGCTAAAAAAGAAGCACCTAAAGATATAGATTTATCTTTTTTAAAAGTTGTATTAATTATATAATATCTACTCCTACATATATATTTATCACATAGTCCTTGTGGTGCTACTGAACCAGTCCAATCTATACCACCAGTTAAAGATGTTTGCAAATAATGATTATAATAAGTCCAATTCTCACTACCATCATAAACAACTTTACCTATTTCTTTGTATAAATACCATTTACCATTTTGGTTGTATAGTTTGTCTTGATGATCTCCTCTTTTGCATAATTCAAAAGGTAAATCTAATTTATATTCTTTTTCTTCAGTTCCTTGTGTAATATTTACAGTGGTTTCACCATTTATGTTTACTATATCTTGTGGATAATCAGGACTAGGTGAAGCTGTTTCACCCGTGTATTCTTCATAATCGGTGGCTTCCGACCCTTCTTCTAACATTACATTAAATATATCAATACTTCCCCCAGTTAAACGAGTTGTAATATATACATATATAGCACTTTTATTTGTTATCGTTGCTGTAATTTTGCCTTCTGTAGCTGATGATGATGTTGCCAATGCTATATATTCATTATCCCGCCTAAGCATTATAACAGCGCCAGTTGATGAAAAAGTTGGTGAATTATATTTATAATCAAAACTTAATGTATATGTTTTAGTGTTATCTATACTATAATTATTAATTAGGTATTGGTCAAATCCTTTTGGTGTAATCGTTCTATCTTCTACATTTATTTTATTTTTCCCAGTAGTACTCTTTTGATATGTATTCCCATATTGATTAACCAACGCTTTCATGTCAACACCGTCGCTAATATCAACTGTGTTTGTAGCATTTACTGTTTTGGTAGGTATCAATGATTTATATTTTTCATTATTATTACTTATTTTTTCTGCATATTGTCGGAATGTAGTATTATCATTTATTACTTCAAAATCTTCATTAATAGCTTCTTTTATCGCTTGTTTTGTACCATTAAGGTAAGTTAATTTGTCTGCTATTGTTCCCATTAAATTACCTCCCCTTGAATAGTATCAAGCACTTCTCCTATATCTCCAACCAAATCATCGACATAAGTCTGATTTACAAGTTGTTTTCCTGTTATTACATTTTCAAGCGTGCCTTTTGATATAAAACTTTGATCAGTTTTACTTTGATAAGTATTGTAATCTACTGTTCGTGGATATATATAACCATTATACATTGCCACATTATAGTCGGAGATTATTTTTACGACTCCACCTTTGCTAGAACTAGCATAATCAGTATCCTTAACATAATCTACTAAGTCTGATTCATCAAGCTTATTATTCCATGTCGATTTTTCAGTATCACTTACTGTTCTGTGTGTGCTATCACTTGTTAATTGGCTCAATTGAGTAGGGATTAAGTTATCTACTTGTTGTTTTGTATAATAGTCATCCAAATCAATGTCAATTTGTTTTTCACCTAACAATTCCCAAGCACCATTCATATAGATATATTCATCATACAAATTGCTTGTTTCAGTATCTTGTTTTGGCACAAAGTATAAAGTGTCAGAGTCCCCTATTGCTGGCAATTGATTTACTACCAACATTTTTATTTGACCAGGCTCACCAGTATCTCCCTTATCACCCTTATCACCTTTATCTCCTTTGTCGCCCTTATCTCCTTTTTCACCTTGTATGCCTTGCTCTCCAGTATCTCCTTTATCTCCTTTGAAATAACCACTGTCTACTTTCTCTTGCAAGTCATCTAAAGCGTCTGATATGTCATTTAATCCATCATTTAAAGCTTGTTCCATCTGCTCTTTATCAGTTGGAGTTACTGGTACAGAGTTTTCAGCTTCTTTTAAGCTTCCCTCATCAATGTATTTTGTTATTGGTGTAGGGTTGTATCTTATTGTTTTATTATCTACTACCTTAAAAGCACTTACTCCTATGTCTATATAGCCTATTCCTTGTAGTACTTCTTGTGGATAATCACAACGATCATTTTGAATAATTACTTTGTAAGTAGTATCTCCTTTTGTAAAGAAAGCCTCTTTTGTAAAATCAGAAGTTATTTCCTCATCAAATTCAAAAGTAAAATCACTCACATAGCTTTCTTTTTCATTTGTTTTTTCATTTTCTATTAATTCCAATTCATGTGGATGTACTTTTATTTTCATTCTGAACCTCCAATATCATAAGCAAGCACTTTTTTTATTGTTATATTATTATTATTACTATATTTTATCAAATCAGAAGCCAATTGAAATTCTCCAGAACCACTTAGCGTAATATTTCTGCCACTAAATGTATACTTAGCATATTTTGCGTAAAGACTAATGTCTGTGACCATATCATTATAATTACAAGTAACTGTAAAATTAAGAGCATAATTTGTAAAAACTTTTTGGCTAGATAAACCACCATTGTTATCTTGAAAATAAATTTCAAAATAATTATAATTACTGACATCATCTGAAAGTATATTTGTTCCACCTTTAGTAGAACCATCAAAAATTTCTACTGCTTTTTTGCTAAAATTATTTTTTACTCTTTCTAATACTTCATATTCACTTCTATTAAGATGATAAGCACTTAAAGAAGTCCCATCGCCATATACTGCTGGTGTTACATAATGTTTTACACCATCTATTTCTATATAGGCTTGTTCTATCAACTCGCCTTGTACCCATTCAAAAGGTAAATCATCCATATTTAATCACTCCTTATCTTTGTTTTTATATATTGTATATTTTCATTTTGTATTTTGATACTGCCTAAATAATATTTGCCAGTATCTTCGTATGTAGGTTCACTATCTACATATACTACTTTATATATTTTGTATTTATATATTATGTAATTATCTGTTGTTTGAGATGGTAATATATTTGAAAACGGTTGTATATCTTCACTTGGATATATTTGATTATTTGTTTCTTTTGTTATTGGTAATTTAAACCCTAAAGGCTCGTCTATTTTTGATATATCTTCTCCTATTACATATTCTTTATTCATATAGTCTTTATCTTCTCCTAATCCTACCGAGTAAAGAAATACTGCTGTTATTGGTTCTTCAGCATCATAAGAAGTTTTCCTTAAATTTGTTAAATGTCTAGGATAGTCATAGCCTGTTATATCTAAATCAGTTGAGAAATTATCTACTCTTGAAATAGTTAATTTTTCTCCCTCTTGTATTATTATATTCATGTCTGATAAATCAACCCATGTCATTAATTTACCTGATATATCAAAACCTATTCCTGTTAATTTATGTCCTACTAAATAATTGTCATCTCCAAGATGTGTTGTTCCACCTATATAATACCATGTGCCTTGTGTATATGTTTGAATTAATTTTATATTTTTCTTAGTATATGTTTGTGTATAATTTCCATCTAATAATTCCCCAGTAAAATTATATGTTCCGTCTGAATAATAATCCACTTCATCGTTTTTGTTTATTTCTTTTGATGTGTCTAATTGAAATATAACCCCTGTAAATATTGCACCATATAAATCACCATTATCCTCAAACTGCATATCTATTAAATGCTGTAAGTATCTATTTAATATCATGTTTTTACGAGTAAATACTCTTTTCCCTAAACTTACTTGTACATATTCATTACTTACTTTCATATTTCCTCCTCATGTTCCTCATAGATGTTGTTTTCTTCATATTGTGCTGTTGTTAATACATAAGTTTTTGCTTCAATTTCTTGAGTTTCTGTCTTTCTAAATAAGTCTATAAAGTTGTCAAAGTAATTAGCATTTCTCACACTTATATTATACTCTATTTCTTCGTTAAAATCTATACTTTCAGTTATATCAGTTATGATATAATCATCGTTTATATAGAAATTAGGTTTGTTTATTCTTATTAAATCCCCTGGAGATAAATTATAATTTTTGTCTACACCTAAAGTTACTTTATCTACTTTTGTTTTATTTATTTTTAAGTGACTTTTTGCTATTTCTAACATTTCATTATAAGTATGCCATTGTTCTTTTAAATCTATCGTTTTTTCCACTATACCCGTTTTACTTATAATACCTTTCATACGTTCTATTTCTTTATTATGTATTATTTTAAGTCTAGTCCATGGTAAAGCTGTACAACTATATATTCCATCTATTTCTGTTATAGTTGTTGACCCATTATATCTAAAACCTATTACCAAATTACTAAAAAAACTATCTAATATTAATTCAAAGTCTTTTTTTGTTTCTGAATTGCTGTTTCCTATTTTAACATTGTTAGGTACTACTAAATTTTCACCATCTACTGATATTTCAAAACTTTTTTCTGCTTCATTACTATCATATCCTGTAAAACCTAGTCCTATATCAGTAAAATATCTTGATTGACCTCCACTTAATTCATCACTTGCTCTTCTTATGTTTTTAGGATTTATATCTACTGGATATTCAAAATATACTTCGTCTCCATTTTTTATTTTTAAGTCATTGCTTATTAGTGGATAGCTTACTACATAATTAGGGTCACTATTACTTATTGCATACATCCTGAAATTAGTAAAGTTTATTTCATTATAATAATCAGTTGCTTCTATACTTGGTTCTATTTTGAATAAGCCATCCCAACGATCATTATATACTACTTTAGGTTCTAAATTCATTAAATAACTTATATCATTAATATAAATGTTTTTTAATTCGTCTATATACCAAAATATATTATATTTATTAGATATTTTATTAAAACCATCTTCACAAGTTGCAGTTAAGAAGTTAGTTGTTACTTGATGGTCTGCTATGTTTACTTCTTTTAATACAAAGCCATCGTCTATTAAAGGTTGAGCTATTATTTCTACAAGTCTTTTTAATCTAAATGTTCCTATTGCATTAAAAGTTCTGTGTGTAGCCATAGCCATCGGGCTTAATAACTCTATTTGTAACTCTCTATCTTCATCTTCTAATTTCATTGATGGTAATTTAAACTTGTTAACATACCCTGTAAATTGTATTTTATCATTGTTTTTTAATTGTACTTCTTGATATTTGTAAGGTAGGCTTTCAATAGAATACCCTGTAAAGTCTACTGATATACTATTGAAAGTTACTTCCCTACTTGATTTTTTTATTTGATATTTACCAATTAATTTTAATTCTACATCTCCATTAGGAGTTTTATATGCTAATTTATACATCATATCCTCCTTGCTTGAATGTTTGTGCTATACTTGGTGTTATTATTCTTCCAACTCTTTCGTTATCCATTTCTACATCTGCTTTTATATCTATTGCTACTGGTGTTGTAAAGAAAGCTTTATTATATACATCTCCACTTATAGCATTTAAACTCAACTTACTATTTTCTACTGAAATAGCTTTGTCTATTTGGTCATACATATCATCTATGGAATCTAATACACTATCAGTATTTGCTTCTATTCCTATGGAAACACCACTTGGAATATATTTACCTATTTCATCAGCCATAAGTTTTGATGGAGAATGAATACCAAATATTGACTTAAATTTATTTACTATTTTGTCTTTAACTCCAAGTACTGCATTTTTTACAGCAGTTCCTATATTTTTAAATCCGTTTAGTATACCCTCTATTATATTTTTACCTAAGTTTTTCCAATCTGTATTTTTAATAGTTTCTTTAAAACTTTTAAATAATCCTGATATAATCTTTGGTACTGCTAATATTAAATTAGGTATATTTTTTATTAATGCTTCTGCTAGTGATAATATTAGTTTCGGTCCTATAGAAGCTATTTTTAGTAACATTTCAGGTTTAGTTAATGCTGTTACTATGCTTACTATTATTTCAGGTATAGAAGCTACTATAGTAGGTATAGCATTTAATATTCCATCAAGTAAACCCATAGCTAAATCTATTCCAGCTATAAGCATATCAGGGACATGACTTATTATCATAGGAATTATTTTTAATAGTGAATCTATTATTTGAGGTAATAATTCAGGTAGTCTTTCAGCTAGTGATTGTACTACAGAAATAGCTAGTGTATACAATGTATCTAATATCTGAGGTGCCATATTCAAGAAAGTCTGTATTAATTGAAACAAAATACTTATTACTGAATTTATTATAGTAGGTGCATTATCATTTATTAAATTAAGTAATTCTTCAAGTAATTTTTCTCCTGCCTCTAATATTTCAGGTAAATTATTTTCTACACTATCTGCAAATTTTTTAACTAATTCTGGAGCTTTCTTTTCTGCTGTTTTAATCCATTTATCTATTTCTTTTCCGAAGTTCTTTTCTAATGCTCCAAGTCCAGCTATTATTGCTCCACCTAATGTTGCTAGTTTTAATATTTCAAATATAGCTGTTGTAGTTGTTCCAGCTTTTCCTATAATACTAGCCATGCTACCATCTAAAAAACCAAACTTATCGCCTAATTTTAATACACTATCTCCTAATAAACTTGTTCCACTATTTAAGCTATCAAATAACGGATTAGCAACTTTTAAAGCACTTGCTACACCTAATAATACAGGTGCTAGTTTAATTAAATCAGGCAATCTTTCTGCTACTTTATCTAAAGCTATTTTAGAATTTTTACCAAAGTTTTCTATTATTTTATTTATTCCACCTAAACCATTTTCTTCTAATAGTTTATTTAGTGAATCTATTATATCAGTAACACCTTTAACTATTTGTGTCTTTGCTACTGTTATTGATGTCCCTATACCAGCTATACCATTTCTTGCTTGTTCGCTTAAACTTGGTAATTCTCCTATTCCCTCGTTGTTAAGTTGAATAATAGTATCAAAAAACTCATCCATTGTTTCTTTTGTACCATCGCCTTGTCTTAACATTTCTCCTAGTTCATCAGTTGTTAATCCCATAGCTTCTGCTACTTGTTTTAATTGAGCTGGCATTGCCATTTGTAGAGTTCTCCACTCCATCATATCAAATTTTCCTTTAGAATATGCTTGTGAAAGTTGTTCTAAGGCACTTGCTTGAATTTCTGAAGAAGCTCCTCCAGCTAATATTGCATTATTTAATGCTAAGAATATATCAGTTGACTTTTCTATGTCCCCATTTGCACTTGTAAATCTTTGTACTGCTAATGCTCCTTGATCAAGTGTTGTAGGTAGTCCTGATAATTCTTTACTCATCCTATCTATTGACTTCTGTGATTTACTTGTTTCTATTCCTAAGTTTTTCATTACTTTAGGAAAATTATTTAATGTATCATATCTTGTAATAGCTCCATCTAGTGAACCCTCTATTACTGAACCTACTTTTCTAAAGGCGTCTGCTAATAAATTACCAAAAGCTATTGTTTTTGCACTTATTCCATCTAATCCTTGTGTTAAACCTTGCGTATTTAATTCAGTTTTATATGTTAATGTTCCTGCTATTGCCATTGTTTTTCCTTTCTACTTTAGCTTCTCATATAATTCATCAAGTCTTTTCTGCTCTTTTTCAGGTATTGGTAATTCCCAATATTGTTTTAAGTCTATCATATCTTTATCATCGCCTTTATAAGATCTATAACTTTGTATCTCATTAAATTTAGTCTTATGTAATGATTTTAATAAAGCTTTGAACTTCCACCAATGAATTTTATCTTTTGTTAAGTCTATTCTATATTTTTCATAGAAAGCTCCATATATGTATTCATCATCATATTTATAATTAAATAATCTGTTTTGCGGTGTTCCACCACTTCTTCCTTTGTGATAATCTTCTTTACCACATTTATAAAACCATACTAGCTTATTCCATGCTTCCTTAAACAATTCTTCATCTCTCAATATTAAACTACTTTTACCATAAAAAAAGGGATAGAAATGCTCTAAACACCAACAAATCGTTTCCAGTTTATCTGCACTCCTATCCATGATTTTTTCTTCGATTTTTATTATATGTCTAAAGTCTACATTTATTTTATATTTTTTTCCTTTTAATTTTATAAAATAAGGTAGCTGACTAAACATATTAATATCTCCTTCTTCTCTTATATCTATTAATATTATTATACGTACTATTTAGTTTCTTGCTTACATCTTGAAATGGTTTTGTTATTTTATTAGATATACTTTCTACATAAGCTTCATATATACCTAATAATATTCTTTCACCCATTTTATCATCTAATTCTATATTATTCTTACTTAATTCTTCTTTAATTTTATCGACTGCTCCATCACCTAAAAATTTATCTATTACATTAAATATTTCGCTTTTATCTTCATCTACTTTTCTTATTTCTTCTACATTACGATCGTTTATATCTAATTCAAATTCTATTCCTAATATCTTTATTTTTTCTTTCTTAGTTAAATCTTCTAATTTTATTTCTTTCATTATTTCTCCCTTATATTAATATGTTTATAACTCCTTAATTATGCGTTTTCTGTAAATGTTTTAGTTGCAGTTGCAAATGTTCCATATTTAAAATCACCAATACCTTTTAGGTTTCCACTAAATGTTATTGTTTCTCCTGGATTAGCTTCTTTGCTTTCAATAACTGCACTTACTTCGATTTTTCTTGCTTGATATGTTCCTGATGTTGTAGTTTCGTTCCATAACTCAACTATATAAAAATCAAACTTAGCGTCTGCTCCTGTTTTTCTTTGTCTAAATACATCATATAAAGCCTCTACTACTGCATTATTTTTAATTAAATCACTTGTAATAGGGAATTGATTATCATAACCAGTTACTTTATTAGAAACTGCTTTATCTCCTATGTATTGAGTTGATTTTTCAATAGGATTAGAGCTTTCGTTTAGTTGAGTAATACCTACGTTCATTAATTGAATATTAGGTGTTTCAGATGTTCCTAAATCAATGTAATAAGCTTCATCATAAGTCATTACTTCTGCTTCACCATCAGCAAATCTTTGAATATCTAATTTTAACATTTTTATTCCTCCTTTTTAAAATGTTGTTATTGTAAAATATAATTGTATAGCATAATTACTTATTGTTCCATCTTCTGCAACTTCATAAGTAATTTGATTAGCACATCTCATACTTGTGCATTGCTTCCCATCTATTGTTGGAAAATTTCTTAATTCATTTTGTTTATATATATCATCTACTAAATTATCTAACCAGTCAAAATTTTGTATTTTAGTGCTGTTTCCCTCACTATTTTCTTTCAAGTATAACATATATTGGTATTCTTCTTTTCTTCCTTTTAAATACCTTTGAATAAGCTCTACTCCACTACGTTGCAAAGCTAACATCTTTGTATCATCAGGAAGTTCCTCTATATCTATATCATAATTTTCACTTATTAAAGGTCTTGTTAATAACCAGTCATTTATTCCTTTTGTTATTCCATCCATTATTTACTCACTTTCCTAGCATACGAGCTTAATTCTCTTCCTATGCTATCTTTTTTATCTGCTACCATACGTTCAAAAGGTCTTGTACCTCTTTTACCTCTTCTTTTCTTTATTCGTTTAGAATAAGCTTGAATTTCTGCATAAGGTACCATAATGTGTACATATCCACTACCTGGCACTAAAGAACTTAATATTGACTTCTCTTGTGTACCACTTTTAAATGATACATAAGGTTGTAAATTTTCAGCTACTCTTGTGTCTAGATATTTTTGTACTAATCCTTTTTCATTTATTGATAGGTCTTTTAATATAGCATTTATAGGTCTTTTTTTTAGTTGATAACTCATACTGCTCCTATTTTAATATGGTCTAGTTCTTCTCCATAAATATGTCTATCAATAGAAGTTATTTTATATGTGTTACTTTCTCCATAAGCTTCTCTTAATTCAGTTAAACCACTACTATAACTTATTTCATCATTTACACTTTTATTTACTATTAAATCTTCTTTTTCTACTTCATATTCTTTATTATCAGATTCAAATACTCTTATTAGTACTTTATCAGTTGAACTAACACCAGTATTATTTCGATTCAATATAGATGTATCTCTTACACTTGCTATTAAGTTATACCTTTTATATTGCTTTTTAGTTTTATCTCTATGATATAGTGTTATCTCTTGCTTTGGAAAGTCCATTAGATATACCTCGTTAATTCCTGTGGTAAATAATCAAATATTTTTTCTTTGTCTTTTTTTGTTTCTTCCAAAGTCTTTATTGTCTTACTTACCCCGTCTATTGATATACTTTTTACATTTCCAATTTTCTCTGTCTTTAGATAATCTATTAGCATACAAGTTGTATATTTTATTTTATAACCATCGTCACTCTTTAAATCTTCTTTAGTAAGTTTTCTATTTACATTATTTTGTATTTCAAAACTTGCTTTCTTTATTAAAGAATTAAAGAGGTCTCTAGATAAAGAGCCTTTATATTCGTTCATGTAAAACTCATAGTCAGCTAGTTCTATCATAGTAAACCTCCTTTTCTTATTTAGATTTTTTAGTTTCTTTGATTATTGGTTCTTTAACTTCTTTTTTTACTTTGATTTCTACAAAACCATCGTTTAAATATCTATTTAACTCTTCTTCTGATACTTTGTATTGTACATTTTCTTTTTGTACTATTACCATTTTATTCCTCTTATTCTACTGCAGTTGTATCTAAGTCTACATAGATACTATCAATGTTTCCATCTTTTCCATTAGGGAATACAAATGTATCATAGTGAGCTCTATTTTGATATAAATATCCATCACCCTCAGTATGTTCTCCTGGTGCAAAGAAGTAAATAGAAGCTATTTTTGGTACCATTTTAGTTGTTAATGGTGTACAAGCTAACATATTAATTTTGAAAGCTCCTGTTGCTGGTTCATATCCATCTGTAAAGTCGAATGCTGAATAGAATCTATCATCATCAATTACTTCTACAATTGGAGTTCCGTCTATTGATGTAATTCTTGTTTGAATAGCTTTACCACCTTGTACTATTGTTGTACTTTCCATTGTATGAGTAAGTTCTCCAGAAAGTGCTAGTAAATCCATTAGTTCAGGTGCTAGATATACTATTAATCCTTTGTTTCTATATCTTCTTACTTTTCCTATGAATGCTGATACTTTGCTGTAAATATTATCTTTTGTATAAGTATTTCTTGCAGTAGATGTTTTTAAGTTGTTTGTTGTTGCAACAGTTGCTACTTTACTGAAGAAATATGCGTCTTTTTCAGGTACTGCTTGTGTTTTTTCAAATGTTTCTGATACATTTTCAACAGTTGCAGTTCTATTAGATTCGTCTACTTCTCTCTTATCCATAAAGAACTCTACATCTCTATCTTGTGTAACTGTAAATACTTTATCAGCTTCTACGATAGGTTGTCTATTCCATCCTCCGTTTAAGCTATGAGCTTTATATCCTCCTACTTGTAATGTTGTAAAATGAAAGTTCTTTGCGTCTAACCATTCTACATTAGTTGTAATAAATGGTGCTACATAAGAACCCTCAATAAATGTGTCAATTAATTTTCTTTCATATTTTGAAGCATAATTTATTGTATTTGCCATTTTTTATCATCCTTTCTTTTTTTAAAATCCCCTAAACATAGGGTTTAGTTTTAATTCTTGCTTTCCAGGTTTTCCACGATCATTATGGTCTACACCTGTTTCTACTTTTATGCCTTCTTGTTTTTCTACAAAGAAAGCATTGGGATCATATTCTTGATAATCTTTTTTAAAATCATCATATCCCTTTAGTGTTCCATCTTCAGCAAATTCTAAATTCTTGTCTAACAATTTTTCATAGTATGAACTTTGACTTGATTTACTTGAAAACTTTTCATCTTTGATATAGTCTTTAAGTTTGATTTCATATTCTCTCTTGTCATACTTATCATTTAATGCTTTTGTGTCCTCATCGTATTTCTTTTGAAGTTCATCTATTTTTTGTTGCATTTCATCAGGATTTACCTTTGATAACTCTTGTACTTTCTCGTTGGTTTCTTTTAGTTGATTTTCTAGGTCTTTCTTTGTTTCGTTTAAGCTATCAAATTTGGCTTTTGGAATATAGGTACCATCATTTATAATTAATTCCTTTTCTCCATATTTAGTTTTTACCTCTTCAGGTAAGCTTTCAAAAACTTCTTTTCCTACAATATCTTCTAATTTTTCCATTTTTTCCTCCATATTTACCTTTATTTAAAACGTCGGCTCCGTTCTATGTAGTAGAGCTTTAACACTCACTTATATTATACTACAAAACCAACATTTAGGTCAAATTCTTGTCCTTGTATAATCAGCTTTTAGTCCAGTTGTTTTATTAAACTCTCTATATTTTCTTCTATATTCTTTTAACTCTTCTTTTAACTTGTTTTTTATGTTATTTCCTACATCAGTATCTATTTTTATGCTTTCAATAGCTCTTTTTTTGTTTCTAATGTTTCTTTCATAGTATCTTTGTTGTTGTTCTGCCTCGTATAAAGGCATTTTTTTGCCCTTATAAAGCACGTTTTCGTTTTGATAGTCTTGTAGTTCCTTATTGGTATAATTTGGCTCTGATACGCCTAAAATAATACCAAAATAACTATGTCTACAATTATAATCATCCCATAGTTCAGCTATTGGCTCTCCATCTACTTCATCATACCAATAGCCTACACCATATTTTTCGCTATCTTTTCTTGTTAAAGCATATTGTTTCCCTTGTGCTACTGCATGGCTTGGTCTAGCTCCACTATGAGCTGATACTTCGTAACCATCACATCCAAGTTCTTCAAATATCTCTTTATTTATCTTATTAGTTGTATCTTGAATACCACCTAATACATTTCTTCTTACTGCTACATCTAATTGTACATTTCTACCAACACTATCTTTTAATTTTATTCCTTGTTCTGCTAGTTCCTTGTATGTATTATATATAGCTTTATTATAATCTATTCCTCCACTTATTACTTGCATATATGCTTTATCTACTGCCTCTATATACAAATTTTCACTTTGAAAAGCTATTGATTTTACTAAATTCTTTAATGTGCCTCTTGTTGATTTTAAGCCTTGATTTAATATTCTTAATTGATTGCTATTTAGTTTAAATGCTTTTCCTCTATACTTAAATTCTTGCTTATAATGTTTTAAATCTTCATGTGCATATTCTTCGTATATTCTTTTTAGCTCTTTATTTGTATCTTTAGTGATTCCACTTGCATTATCTAAAGCTTTATAAAACACTTCTTTAGAGCCTATTTCTTCCAAAGACTTTATTTGTGCTTTCGTAAATGATGTTATATTTCCTGTGCTTTCTATTTTGTTTATTATGTCAGATATAATAGTTATTTGTAAGTTATCGTATATTTCTACTAACTTATCAAAGTTTATTGTATCTACTAAATTCTTCATTATTCCTCACTTACTTCTTTTATTGAGTTTTCTTCTTCTATTCTTTGAAGTTCAGCTAGTGCTTCTTCTTCAGTCCAATTATTTATCTTCATTAAGTAAGTTCTTTTTGACATAAGCCCCATATTATATTCTTGTCTGTATTGTTCTTTTAGTTCTTCATCACTAACCAAGATTCCATCTCTATTAGCCACTTCTACAATACAATTTTCATCGACTTTTTCATTAAATACTAATCTACCAAGTAATAAAGCTCCTTTTATAATATCACTTATAAACTCGTCTAAGTTATTACGATACTTTTTAGCATTTTTCATTAAGTCTTGTCTATCTCCTGCATATTGTGTCGCAGTTACTACACTTCCACCACTAAATTCATAATATTTAGTTCCTAACATAGCTTTAAAACTTAATATATCCAATGAGAATTGAATACCATCTTTATTTTCAGTTGTTCTTAAACTTGGATTTATTTCTTGTACTAACTCTTTATCAGATAGTCCATCTCCTATTTCCATCCATTGTTGTTTACTTATGTCATCAGGATATACAGGTATTTCTTTAACTTCTTTTGTTCCATCTTCCTTAGTTACAGTTACATTTTTATATTTAACAAGGTTTTTATTATAAATTAATTTCTTACCACCTAAATAAAAGTCCATTACTGAATTATGATATTTTATATCACAATCTTTTAATTGGTCTATTGCATTTGCATATACTGAAAGCCCTAAACCTAGATTATCTTCTATTTCATTGTCAATAGGTGGCATTAATAAAGCAAATAAAGGTATATCACTTTGCGTTTCCATTTTCTTAATAATATTATCAAGATTTACTTCTTCTTTTGTTTCTTCGTCTATAAATACATTTGTTATTACATAACCATTGTCTTTTAACTCATGTATCTCTAAACATATTATTGTTTTACCTTTTACTACTTTTTCACTTACAAAAGCTACATCTATTATTTTTTCGTGTTCTATTCTTAAAGGTATTATATGGTCTGCACTTACTAATATTAAATCATAGTCAGTTTTATCAGTCTTTTCTATAATACCATTGTTTACTTTTATATTCTTTAATCTGAATATACTACCACAAGTTCCACTCCATGCACTTTTTTCTATTGCTATTGGTAGTTTCTTTCTTAATCTTGTTTTACTAACAAACTTTTCTACAAAACTTTTATTTTTAGTTTTATTAGTTGCTATCTCATCTTTTTCAGTAAAAATTATACTACTCCAGTCCTCACATAATCTTTTTGCCATACCCAAAGTGTACATTTGTCTTTGGTCTCCATAAAAATCTCTATATGTATGGAAGTCAACTTGATTCATAAACCAAGACTTCCATATATCTATGTAATTATACATTGATGTTTCAGGTAACAAATACCCATTTTCTCTTAAATACTCTAATGCTGTATCCATTTTATCCTCCTAATATCATTAATTGTTTGTTCCATACTTCTATACCATAATTAAATGCGTCAAGTATATCTATGTCAGAAGTTCCATCATCAAGCCAACGATCATCTTCTGCTTCATCGTCTTGTGTAGCTTCTTGCAAAGCCTTGACTATTATATCAGTATGTTCCCTCTTAAATTTTAGTCTATCTTGCATTAAAAGTACACCTATTAAGTGTATTCTGTCTTTAATTTCTATTTTTATACTTGCTTTTACTGGTATATGTAAGCCCTCATTTATTAAACATTGTTGTAAAAAGTCTATAAGTTCAGGTTCAGCTCCATCAGCAAATATATAATCTATTCTACCATAATGTTTTAATACCCATTTTACATGAGCTATAAAACCATCTTTTAACTGCTTTAACTTTTTACCTATTCCATCAGTTTCCATTATTTCTTCCTGTGTAGAGCAGTCTACTTCATCACTTCTTATTACTTGTATGTTTCTATAACTTCTTGATATTATCTGACTACAAAAAGCGTGTTTAGAGCCATTTTTACCAAAATCTACTCCTGTTGTTATTAATCCTAACATAGTATCATCAGTTAAGTATCTTTCTTTGTTGTTTGCTATTAAATCAAATAACACTCCAGCATTTGCCATACGAATACCTAATATATCTCTTTTATACCATATTGAGTTCTTATCGTAAGTTTCCAATGTCTTTTTAAGTTTTATATCAGTAATAGCCATATTATCAAATATATTAAAGTGTTCATAGTTATAACCATAATTAGGATTTTCTCTTTGCTTTTTCTCGTGAAAGTCTAATATTTCAGTATAATACCAATGAGCTGGTGGTTTAGGGTTTAAATCGTGAAATATCTTTCTATCACTTGACGATATAGTTCTATCCATTACTTCTTTTAAGAACTTTTGGTGGCACTCGTTAGCCTCTGTTATATAAGCCATACCATAAGTATTACCTTTAATGTATTTCTCGTCTCCATCTTTAGCTCCACCACTTATAAGAAGTATTTTTTCTTTACCATCTGCACATCTTACATACAAGCAGTCTTTGTTCTTGTATTTTCCCTCTCTATATCTACCACTAAAATAATTAGTTATTCCATATCCATCACAGTCTATTATATTTAACTTAACATTTGCTATACTTACTCCTGCTAGTAAATGAAGTCTATCAGGATGGTTTTCTAATAGAATACAAAAACAAAGGGCATTAAGTACGTTTTTTCCTCCTCTTTTCCCACCCTCTGCTACATTAAACCATGAACTTTTACATTTGTTTAAATAGTTTATTTGTTTTATATTAAATGGAGCATAATTATTCATCTATATTATCCTCCGTTCTTGTTTTTACTGGATTATTTATTAAATAAGCTATATTACTTATATTTCGATTTACTTGTGTGTTATCTATTTCATCAGGATATTTTTCTTTTTGATTCAAGTGCTGTTTTCCTAACCATATCTGCATAGTTACATTTCCTTTTTCTGCACTTTTCATTTGCCATCTTCTTAATGAAATATTGCCTTTACTACATTTCTTTTTATATACGTCCGAAAATGTTTCATTATAAGTTTTCTTACACCATGTTTCTACTGTATCTTCGCTTACATCAAAAAACTCTGATATTTCTATTAAGGTACACCACATACCACATAATCTTTCAAATTGTTCTTTATTAATTTTGTCTTGTGCTGGTGTATCTCCTTTCTTCATTGAAACACCTCCTTTATTTAATTAATATAATCCCCACTCTGCAAATTTTTCAAATCCACCTTGTTCTTTAATATATTGTCTAGCTATTTCTACTATTTCTGAATAAGGTTTACCATCTATTGTGTCATCTCCTATTGCACAGCATAATTCTACTGGTTTACCTGTTTCTTGTGCTTTTAAGAATGCATATATATTTACTGATACATCAGCCTTTGATAAATCTTTACCATGCAAACCTCCACCTGTTACACTTTGAGCCATATCACTACCTAACTTTCTATTAGTAGCTCCTGTATCTACATCGGTGCCACCTGTCCAATATCCTAGTGGATTAAATATATAATCTTCACTATCTCCTATTAATTTTTTTAAATCGTGATCTGTTGCATTGCTTTGACAACATATGAACTTATCATCAGTTAATATGTATTTACCATCACTTTCAAACTCATCATATATTTTTCTTGCTAATTCACTTATCTTCTTTTCATTATCAGTTAGTGGTACGCCTTTGAATATTCCATTATCTCCACATCTTGTTTCTTCTGCTTGATTTTTAGCAAGTTCTGTGTCTTGTTCTACATCGTTTAATCTTGTTAATATATCTGTTCTACCCGTAATTCTGCATACTATATCAAATACTTCATCTATTGTAATTTTACAGCTACTTTCTATTATAACATCACATTCTTTATGTCCTATTAACACTTCTACTGCTATTTTAGGATTTTCTTCTTTTGTGTATGCTAAGTCAACTATTGCACCTGCTATTCTATCTGCCACCTTATCTGGGTGGCTTGGATTTACTTTTTCTATCATATTATTCTCCTTCTATCTTTACTGCCTTTTCTCCTGTAAAGTTTTCCCATCTTTGTATGATTACATCAATATAATGTGGGTCTAGTTCCATCATATAACATTTTCTATTTAATTGTTCACAAGCAATAAGTGTTGAACCACTACCACCAAATATATCTAAAACAACATTATTTTCATTGCTACTATTTTTTATTGCTCTTGCTGGAATAGTAACAGGTTTTTGAGTAGGGTGTTCATAACTACTAACTTTTTCTCTATCTTCATCCCAAACATCCATTTCATCGTGATTTGCATTCCATATATTTAATTTATCACCTTTTACACCAAATAAAATTAATTCATGTTTTGTTCTATAATAAGTTCCTAAACCAAAATAATTTTTATTCCATACAATCATCGATTTTTGATTAAACGCCTCTTTAAAGCATTTTTCTAATTGTGAGTAATGTTTCCAATCCATGCACTCATAAACTGATGCACCATCTTTAATATTTATATAAATAGTTGAATTCAAATCAATTAAAAAATCATCAAACGCTTCATGTGACATATTATCATTTAATATCCCGCCCCAGGGCTTTCTTCTATCTTTATCAACTCTTGATGAATAATCAGCATTATATGGTGGGTCGGTAAATACCATATCAGCCTTAACACCATTCATTAATTTATTAACATCTTCTTCTTTTGTACTATCTCCACACATTAATCTATGTTTTCCTAATTGATATATATCTCCTAATTTTGCTTTTGGTTCTTCTGGAACATCAGGAACTTCATCTTCTATTATTTCTTGTTCCTCTTCAATATCAAAATCTAAATCAAATCCAAAATCTGACATATCAATATTATCAAAGTTCATTAATTCATCGTTTAATATATCCAAATCAAAATCACTATTCATAGTTAATTTATTATGAGCTAGTGTATAAGCCTTACGTTCTTCATCGGTTAAATGGTCTAAACGGATAATAGGAACTTCTTTATAGCCTAATTGTTTACAAGCAATTAATCTACCATGTCCCTCTACTATTTCATCTTTCCATATTCCAATTGGATCGTCCATTCCAAATTGCTCTATTGATTTTTTAATTTGTTCAATTTGTTCTTCAGGGTGCAACTTAGCATTATTTTTATATGGTTTAATGCTATTAATATCCACATATTCAATTTTTAATTCCATATTTTCTCCTTATAAATACCATAGAATAGATATACGAATTGTACTAGGTAGAAGTTTCCTGTACAATAATCAACCAACCACGCATGGTACTTCTAATATCGTTGATATGCATCTATATACCTACTCTATGCTACTCACAAGGAATAGCTAATCATTGTTTGACAGGTACTACCTATAAAGGCCTGTTATTTTCTTTTCTTAATACTTTTATATTGTTTTCGTATTTTTCTTCATTTAAAAATAAATTTGTATTTAATGCTATTTCTATCTTGTCTATTAATTCTATATCTGAACTTAATACAGCTTTTATTATTATCTCTTTTGCTTTTATTAGGCTTTCTTTATCCATAATAACCTCCAATTAATGTGTGTCAAACTAGCTATCACAAACTCACACACCAAGCTAAGAGAAAAATGAAGAACAATAGCTTTTAAAATAATTAATCTTTTATAGTATAATCTTTATTAAATTTTTCTTTGTATTCTTCTACAAAACCTTTAGCTCTTAATTCTTCAAATCTTGGATAGTCTAATTCTCTTGGTTTTACCATACCTTTTTCTACTTCTTCTTTATCTCTTTCTACTAATTGATAATTATTAAGTCTATCGTTGAAGTCTTTTAATACTACTACTTTCACTTTTAATGGTTTCATACTATACCTCCTCTAATTTTATTTTGTATTTATACATAAAAAGTTTCTTTTTTAGTATATATACCTTGTCTTTTCTTGTGGCTGGGCTTTTAACATCTACTACTACAAGTTTATTGTCTTTTTTATAGGTAAAATCTGCATAATAACTTATACTTCTTATGGTTTCATTACCTATTTTATAACTTGGTTGTAACTCAAATTTTACTTGCCTTTTTAAATCTGTTATAAGTCCTCTTTTCTCATAGTTCTCTAATATTATGTAATAATCTCTTTCTTTTTTAGAATCAAACTTAATTCCTTTGTATTCACATTTTATATTGTGATATTTCATATTATCTCTCCACACCTATATTATACTACTTTTAAAGAAAAAAAGCAAAGTTTTACCTTTACTTATAATTTCTTCTGAATATTTTTATAAAATCTTCATCATTTTTATTGTAATATTCACAAAATTTAGTTTGTGCTAGTTGTTTTAATTCTAAATCAAATTCTTTATTAAAATGAACTCCCTCATCACTTAAATTGTGATGTTTTCCACATAACCATACTTTTAAACCATATTTCTCACTATTTTGTCTATTTCGCCCCTCCAGTACGTGATGAGAGTGGAGCCCTAATGTAGTTTTGCACTTCCAACACTCTTTATTTATCTGAATTATGCTTTTCATCTTGTACTCTCTTTAATTCTAATTCTAATAATATCAATGCTATTAAGTTTAACGCTAATAATATACTTAACACGATCATTTTATCACTCCTAATTAAAATTCATACCTAAAGCTTTTTCTATTTCATAGCTAGGTTTTTTACCATCTATTCTTGCTTTTATTATGTTTATTCTTTCTTGTTCTAACTTTTTGTATTCTTTTGTTTTATTACTATCTTTTTTTAAATACTTCTCATAGTTTTCTAATGCTCTTACTAACATATTTTTTTCATTAGATAACATTTTAATTTCCACCATATTTTACCTCATAATCTTCCATTAATTTTTTTATTTCAATATCTTCTTTAGTTTCAATACCTACATCCCTGCACTCTTGAACTACACCATCTAATAGTTGTGAAAATTCTTTTGTATTTAACTTACTTGTTCTTTTGTAATAAATATAACAGTCCCATCCATTGTCTTCCTTTATCCATTTCATATAATCGTATATTCCTGATGTATCAGTTCCTTTAGGAAACTTACTACCTATTACTTTATCTCCATCAGTTGCTATTGTTCCATAGTCTAAATTCATTTTTATTTTCATTTCTTCATCTGATAAATTGTAATATCTAGCTAGTTTATTTATAAGTAAATGAAAGTAAGCATTTGCACTTAAACCTCTTTTTTCTTTATATTCTTCTATTTTATATTTTTTATTAGGGTCTAAAGTCCAACAATAAGCTGATAGTTCTTTAGGATGACCTATCATTTTAAACACCTTATTGTTCTGCTTTTACCTTTCTCATATTCTATATATCCTAAACTTTTTAATCTTCTTACCATAACCATAGGAGTAGCTGAAGATGTAGTACCAGCTAACTCTCCTATTTCTCTTATAGTTGGAGAATAACCATGTTTATTTATGTAATTTTTTATAATATCATAATATTCTTCTAATCTTTTTGTCAAAATGGTAAATCCTCCTCATCTATCTCTATGCTTTCTCCAAAGTCTTTGAATATATCATCATTTAAGCTATTTTTAGGCTCTTCTGAACTTTGTTCTTGCTTTCCTTGTACTAATTCATATTCGGTACACTTTATAAAGAATTTAGTACCTTTTTTACCATCATATTCCCATTTGTAAAAACTAAGCCAAGCATTTTTAATACTTATCAATGTTTTGTTTTTTATCTCTACATCTTTATTAAATTCTATTGGAAAGTAAGCACTTTCATAACTTCCATCTTTTTTCTTTTTTGATATTCCTATATAGTATTTGCCATCAAATACAAATACCATACTATTTTTTGTCTGTATATTCATTATTTATCTTCTCCTTCTTCACTTATTAAAAAACAACTAATTATAAATCCTAACATAAATATTATAAAAAAACTTATTATTCCTATTATGATCATTTTCTTCTCCTCTTTTCTAACTTTTTATACCCCTCTAACATTTTCTTTTCTATCTGAAGTTCTTTAATTTCTTTTTTAGTTTGTCTTATAAGTTCTGATTTTAAATATATAAGATAACTTATCTCTTTCTCTCTGCTTTTCACTTATTCTCCTTTTTCATCTTTTAATAAATCATAATGTATATAATCTTCTACGCCATAGTTTTTTGTGACATCATAATTAATTATTGTTCCATTTTCAATAGTAGAATATATTGATATTGTTCTTACTCTTTCTAAATCTTTTGCAATATCTTCTGCTCTTTTAATTAAATCTTCTCCTATTGATTTAATACATCTTTCTACTTCACTATTTATTGTTCTTTTATTTTTCATACTTATTCTCCTTTGGTTTTAAGATACTCTAAATAATCTATTAACTCATCTATTTTACTTGCTACTTTTATCAATGCAGTATCATAATAACTATCTTCAAATTGATCAATTTCTAATGATATTTTTTCAGGTATTTTCTTTTCTTCTTCTAGGATTTTATAATTAGCATAATTAATATTTTCTAATATATCTCTCAATGTTAATTCAATAAATTCATCTGTACAATAAAATCCTAATGTTCCATTTTTATATACATAAGTTACTGGAAAATCAGAACATCTTATTTTAGTTCCATCTTTTAATTTTCCATCTTTAATCATTCCTAATAATTCATATATTGTTATTTTCATATAATCACTCCATACTATTATATAATTCTGTTAATTCTGCAAATTCTTCTTCAGTGGCTCCAAATACTTCAAAATATGTCCAACTAAAACATATATCTAATGTGAAATATTCACCATTAAATATTGTCGTCATTGAATCACCAACAATATTTCTGGTATTAAATATACCACAATCTGCCTGCTCGTAAAATTCTTTTACCAATTCTTTCACTTTTTTAAATTCTTTTTCTCTCATGTTATCCTTACTTTCTACTTTCATATTACCATCCTAATCTACTTCATTTACTTGTAATATTTCCACCCCAATTCTTCTACTTGTTTATTTATTGCTTGTAGTTCTTCTAATGTAATTTCATTTGTAAATTCAATACGCTTTCTCATTTTATAAAAATATATATATGTATCATATTTTGAACAATAATACATAAGTTGAGTATCAATATTATGTATTAACTCATACCCTAACTTTTCAAACATTTCTTTTGCACTTTTCATTATTTATTCTCCTTGTCTAATATTTCTAAAATAGCAATTCCATTTACATCATATCTTTTACAATTTTTTCTTATACTTTCATCTATATCTAAATATTCTCTAACTTCTTTTATTATGTTTTCTTTTTGTTGTAATTGGTTTTCAAGGCTTTGAATATATGTAAATATTAAAGTACTGTCTAATTGTTCCATTACATTATTCATAAATTCTTCTTTTGCTATTTTCTTAATTTCTTCTTCACTCATTATTTTCACTTCCTTTAAATCCTACTGATATATGATTACAATTTATACACTTTAATATTTGAATATCTTTATTGTCATATATTTCTTGATAGTCGTGCCCGCTTACAATACTAAAAGTTAATATACTTCTAATTATTCCTCTTAAATAACAAATTAGTTTACTCATTACTTTCACTTCCTAAACTCATGTATCATATTTGCTAGTTCCTTGTTGTTTTCTTCCTGTGTTTTTAAAAAATATTGATAACAATTCAAATATCTTTCTATTTTAAAAATAAGCATTTCATAGTCATTTATTTGTTTTTCTTTGCTTTTTTCTAATTCATTTATGATATTATTTAATCTTTTATTTTCTTCTTGTAAATTAATTATGTAATCTTCTAATTTCTTTAAATCTCTTTCATAATAAACACTTTTTTGATATTCTTTTTCATAATAATCATTACTTCTTAATTTATCTAAAATTTCTTTTATTTCTTCTCCCATTTCTTACCATCCTTTATGTGCTTCGTATATATTTTTAATACCTGGATATGTTCTTCATAATTTTCTTCCATTAATAAGATATTGATATTATTCATAAGTTCCAATTTGTCTAGTGTTGATATGTTGCTGTTTGATAATACTTTTAATATTAATTTTCTTGCTTCTAATAAGGATTGTTTATTCATTGTTACTCACCTACCTAGTCTAATTGTCTAAATACTTCTTCACTTTCATAATAAGTTTCTCCAAGAAGTTCTATTGATTTTAATTGTTTTTCTCTTTCAAAAAATAAATCTTCTCTATCAAGTATTTCTTTTACTTTTCCATAAGCCCTATTACTATCACTAGCAACTACATAATATTCTTTATAGTTTTGTAACGTTACTATGTATAATTTCATTATTACTCACCTTTGCTTTCTAAATATATCTCTAATACTTCATCATCAATATTTATTTCTTTTACAATATTATCTAAATAATTATCTAAACCAATATCATATTTATCAAATCTTCCAATATGTTTTTCTTTGAATAAGTGAAAATAAACATTTGCATTTAACACTTCTAATAATTCTTTTAATTTCATACTTATTCTCCTTTGCTTTTAAGATAATCTATTAATTGATTTAATGTTTCAATAACACTAATAGTATCAATATGTGCTATTTCTATTTTTTCATCTAAATTATCTATACTTTTTAATGATGTTGGTATTATTTTTTCAGGTATTTTCTTTTCTTCTATTTTATAAAAAATTATTATTTCATCATTTAGCATATGAGGACATTGTGATAAATAATCTAATAATGTAGGTTCTCCTAGTTCACCTTTTGCTTTATATTCATAAACAAACCATTCAAAATCGTGGCATCCCCATTTTATTGCATCTGGTACTTTTTCACCACTTGCTATTTTATTTAATAAATCTATTATTTTCATATTCTATTCTCCTTTATCTAATATTCTTAAAATTATCTTTTCGTTATCTTCTAATGAACCATATTCTTTTTCGTTTTCCTCTATATATTCTCTAACTTCTTTTATTATGTTTTCTTTTTGTTGTAATTTAGTTTGTAAA